CACGAGTACGGCGCGAAGCCTCACACGATCCGTCCGGTCGTCAAGCGCGCCCTGTGGTGGGAGGGGATGAGGGTCGACCATCCCATCGCCTTCGCCAACCACCCTGGCAACCGCGAGTCCGCGTTCATGCGCCGGGCCCTGTTCAAGAAGCGAGGTTGAGCGGGATATGGTTTTTGTGAAGGGTGGTGAGGATTACGGCCTTTAAGATAGCTGACGGGTATGTCGAGGTATCTGGCCGCCTCGACGAGGCCTCGTTCCGCCGGGCAGCCAAGGACGCTGGCGAACGAGCCGGCCGCGACGCCTCCGGCCACTTCACCACCGCCTTCGGTCGAGGCCTGACTCGGGACCGGGAACGGAGCCGCCACGGGCTGTTCAGCTTCCTACGGATGCTGCTCACCCCCGACCGGGCCCGCATCGGGGCGCTACTCCATCCGCTAGAGTCGGCCATCTCGATCCCGCTGGTCGGCTTGATCGCCGCCGGGATCGTAGCGACTGGCGCAGGCGCCATCGCCGCCGCCATCAGCTCGGCGGTACTGCTCGGCATCGGCGGGGCCGTGGTGGGTGGCGCGGCGGCGCTACTCGGTGAGAAGCTCAAAGGCCCATTCGAGCGAGCCACCGACACCATCGTGTCGACCCTACGCCGGGCCGCCGCACCCCTACAGAACGAATTCGTCCAGGCGTTCCGTGATATCGCTCTGCTGACGAAAAACCTAGAGGGCCAATTCACCGCTATCTTCAAGGCGGCCGAGCCGCTCATTCCGCTGCTGGTCACGATCTTCGGCGAATTCGCCAAGGAGCTTTTGCCGACCATCGGCCAGATCATGCCGTTCATCGTCGATTCGTTCGAGATCCTGGCCGCTCGGACCCCTGAGATCGCCGACGCCATGAGCAAGCTGCTCAAGGCGATGGCCGACGAGGAGACCCTGACCGCCTTCAATACTCTCCTGTCCGGCCTGATCGGTACTATCAACCTGCTCGCTGGCGCCTTCAGGTCCCTCACCCGCTCATTCAACAACGACGTGGAGACCTTCAAGGAAGGCAAGGAGAAACTCGGCGGCATCATCGGGGGGATCAAAAAGCTCCTTGACAAGATCCCGGGTAAAAAAGTCCTACGGTTCTTGTTTGAGCCAGGGCTGGCTTTCCGTACGATCATGCGAGTAACTGGCTTCATCAAGGCCATCCCTAAAGTATGGTCAACGTATATGCGATTTCTAGGTGGCGGCGGCGCGATCGGGTGGGCTATTCGGGTAGCGAACTTTATCCGCCGTATCCCTGGAAGCTGGTTGACCAAGATCCGGGTTATCGCTAACACCGGCCCGATCCGCTCGTTCATCGGCTGGCTGCGCCGCATCCCCCGCAACGTCACCACGACCGTCACGTCAGTCACCCGCAACATCGTCCAGAGCATCTTCCAGACCGTCAACCCCTTCGCCAACGCCCACGGCGGCATCATCGGCGCCCAAGGCCTCGCAACCGGCGGAGTGTCCGGCGCCCGCCAGGTCCTCGTCGGCGAGCAGGGTCCGGAACTGGTCGACCTGCCGTTCGGGTCACGGGTCCGCTCCAACGGCGACACCCGCCGCGAGCTTGCCAGCGGGGGCGGCGGAGCAGATCAAGGACCTATCGTTATCCAGCTCCGTATCGGCAACCGCGAGCTGGGCGAAGTCATCGTCGACCCGCTCCGCAAGGCCGTCCGCTCCCGTGGTGGCAACGTCCAGGCGGTGCTGGGCCGGTGACGTTCCCCGCCACCCCTCTGGACCAGACGGTCGAGCTGTTCATCGATGGCGCCTGGACCGACGTTACCAGCCTGGTCTATGGCCGCGACCCGGTCACAATCACCCGTGGCCGGGCTGATGAGGCGACTGAGGTCGACCCCTCAACGTGCAGGGCCACGATCAACAACCGTTCTGGGGACTTCTCCCCCCGCAACCCGACCGGCCAGTATTACGGGCTGATTGGTCGCAATACCCCCATGCGGGTCCGTATCTCACCAGCCAACGAAAAGTACCTGCTTCTCACCGGCGCCCACGACTCGAACGCGCTGGCGACCTCACCCGACACCGAATGCTCGACCCCGGACTCGGCCAACCTGTCCATCACCGGAGACATCGACATCCGCGTGGACGTGCGACCGGACTCCTGGACCCGCTACGGCCAGGGTATCGCCAGCAAATACACCCAGGTGTCGGATCAGCGATCCTGGGCATTCTGGATCAACACTGACGGCACGCTGACCTTCACCTGGTCGACAGCCGGGACCGCGGCAACGCTGCTGACGGCCACCTCAACCGCCGCCGTCACAATCCCAGCCGATGGTCGCCTCACCCTGCGCGTGACCTTGGACGTGAACAACGGCGCCGGCGGCAAGACAGCAGCCTTCTACACCGGAACCGGCGGGGTGGGCGGCTCCTTCACCCAGCTCGGCAGCGACGTTACCACCGCCGGGACAACCAGCATCTTCGACTCCACCGCGCAGGTTGAGATCGGCCGTAGCCACACCACTACCTCCGGCGGCGATATCCGCGGGCGGGTCTACGGGTTCCAGCTTCGCCAGAACATCGCCGGGACCGTCCGAGCCCATGTCGTTGTCGACGACGACGCCGAGGCCGGCGACGCCAGCTTCACCGGGACCGACACCCTCACCTGGACCCTCGGCGGTGACGCCTCCATCGTCGACCCGGCCATCCGCTTCTCCGGCGAGGTGTCGGACTGGCCGCAACGCTGGGACACGACCGGCACCGACGTGCATGTGCCGATCCTGGCGTCAGGGGTGCTGCGGCGGCTGTCACAGGGCAGCACACCGCTCAAGTCCACGCTGTACCGGGGCTACACCACCCTCGCCGATCAGCCGAAAGCGTACTGGCCGTGCGAGGACGGCACTGACGCGACCGAGATCGCCTCGGCGCTCGCCGGCCATCCACCCATGTTCATCACCCCAGTGACTGACAGCCCGAGCATGGCCAGCTTCACCGACTTCAAATGCTCGGCGCCGCTCCCGACCTTCAACGGCAGCCAATGGGTCGGTCCTGTTCCCAGCTACACCTCGACCGGCGACATCCAGGTCTGGTTTCTTATGGCCGTGCCCGCCGGCGGTAGTGTCGACGCCCAAGGGGTGATGACGGTCCGGACCATCGGGACCGCCCCTGAGTGGCGAGTGCTGTACGAGTCCGACGGCAGCCTCACCGTCCAGGCCTATGCCGCCGACGGCACTCAGCTACTCACCAACACCGCTGCCTTTGACGTGAACGGCCGGCTGCTCCGCGTCGATCTGGAGCTGTCTCAGAACGGCTCAGATGTTGACTGGGACCTGGCCACCCTTGAGGTTGGCGAAAGCTCCGGGTCAGTCAACTCTGGCACCCTTGCCAGCCGCACAATCACCAAGGCGACGAGCGTCACGATGAACGCCGGCGGCGACCACACTGAGATCGCCGTCGGCCACATCAGTGTCCATGACAGCATCCGGTCACTGTTCGACCTGGCTGAGGAGCTGAACGCTTACAGTGGCGAGTCGGCTGCTCGCCGCATTCAGCGGCTCTGCGGTGAGGAAGAGCTCAGTTTCCGCGGCATCGGCGACCTGGACGGCTGCACCCCGCTTGGACCTCAGACTCCCGAGCAGCTCGTGACCTTGCTCCGCGAGGCGGCGGCCGCTGATGACGGCATCCTGTACGAGTCCCGGGACCTGTTAGGCATCGAGTACCGCACCGGCGACAGCATGTACCACCAGGACGCGGTGCTGACCCTGGACTACTCAGCCGCGGACCTGTCAGCGATTGAGCCGGTCGACGACGACCAGCGGACCCGCAACGATGTCACCGCCAACCGGACCGATGGCTCCAGCGCCCGGGTCACCAAGGAAACCGGACCGCTGTCAGTCCAGGCTCCACCCGATGGGGTCGGCCGCTATGACGAGGCCGTGACCTTGAACGTCGAGAGTGACGGCCAGCTCGCCGACAAAGCCGGCTGGCGGGTCCATCTCGGCACCGTCGACGAGGCCAGGTATCCACAGATCACCCTGGACCTGGCTCGAGCCAACTTCATCGACGCCAACGCCGATCAGGGTCTGGCCGTCCAGGATCTCAACATTGGCGAGCGACTGGTGATCGCCAACCCGCCGAATTGGTTTCCTCCCGACGACATCAGCTTGCTTGTTCAGGGTTGCACCGAGACTCTGGCCAACTTCACCCACGCGATCCAGGTCAACACCAGCCCCGAAACACCATGGGGTCAAGCTGGCTTCTACGACGACACCGATGCCCGCTACACCTCGGACGGGACCGTGCTGGCCGAGGACCTCACCACTGGCGAGACCGGCGTGGACGTGACGACCGCGTCAGGGCCGGTGTGGTCGGACGCTGATGGCGACTTCGACATCATCGTCGGTGGCGAGCGAATGACCGTGACCGCGATCTCCGGCACCACCGCCAACCAGACCTTCACGGTAACCAGGTCGGTCAACGGCGTGACCAAGACCCATTCCACCGGGGCCACGGTCGAGCTGGCCGCCCCAACTGTCTATGTTCCCTAGGAGCTTGTCATGCCATCTGCCGGTGACCTGGTTCGGGCCAGCGACATCATCGTCCGGAAAGGAGTCCGGCTGCGCCGGGTTGCGAATCAGTCGATCAACTCGGGGTCAGCAACGCCGATGTCATGGGACACCGAAGACGAGGACGAGGGCGGCTTCTGGACCTCTGGGACAACGGTAACCATCCCTACCGGCCTGGATGGGCTGTACGGGATCGTTGCGAACGTCGCCGGAGCATTCTCCGAAGGTGGCGGCGCCCGCGACTTCATCGACATCGTCCTTACCGCTGCCGCAACCGGCATTCCCGACAACCTTCGTATTGCCTCTGAAGGTGCCGCCGAAGATCTGATGATGGTGAGTGCCTGCCCGATCCCACTGGAAGCTGGCGACAGCTTCGTCGTCAACGTGTTCCATCAAACCGGGGCAGGGGTCAACTTCACTGGCTGGTTGTCCTGCTACCGGATCGGTCTCTAGATGGGCCCAACCGACCACCTCCTCGCCATCCTCGGCGTCGTCGGCGGCATCCTCGGCGTCGCCGGGCTGCTCGCCGCCTCGGCGGCGGTGATTCGGTCGGCGTCGACCAAGGCCAACCTGGAGCTGCTCCGGGGTGAGGTCGTCGACCTGACCGCGTCCAATACCCGGCTGGAGAAAGAAGCGGCAAGACTCGACGGCGAAAACGGCGAACTACGCCAGCAGGTCGACGTGCTCCGCGAGCTGGTCACCGGCCGCGCCAACGTCGAGAGTCTCGTCCTCGCCATCCAAGGCCTGGAGAAAACCATGGTCACTCAGCACGCCTCGCTGCTGGACGCGCTCCGCGAAATGAGGGCCGCATGATCGAGTACCAGCCGGCCGACGACGGCGTTGAGCGTCTGGACCTGCGCCCACTGGCCCGCGAAGGGGTCGACCTGCTGGCGCACGCCGCACGTTCCGGCGATGCCGACCACTACCAGGAAGTCCAGTCGCTCCTGTTGCGCGACACCGTCAAGGAAGGCGACGACGACGGCGACACCGACCATCCGGACCAGACCCCCGGGTCGTGGCCGGACGAACTGGTCGACCTGGAGGACGGATAGATGAAGGGCATCGAGTACGTACACCGCGAAGGCTGCCCAGCCGAAGGCAGCTACAGCGTCGATGGTCGCATCTGGCGTTGCCGAGATTGCCATATCCGGGTGGAGGGGCCGCGCTGATGGCTAGCATCGAGACTTACGGAGCGCTCATGCGCTCTCAACTCGGCGTCAAAGAGCAGCCGGCAGGGTCCAACCAGGTTCCCTATTCCGCCTGGTACGGCGTCGCCGCGCCGTGGTGCCAGATGTTCCAGAACTGGGCGCACGTCCGTCTTGGCATGGTCCCACCCGGGTTTGTCGAGGGCACGGTGCCCAAGGGCTCGGCGTACACGCCGACCTGCGCGGACTGGTTCAGCCGCCGCGGCCGCTGGTCGACCCGCCCACAGGTCGGCGCGCTCGTTTACTACGACTTCCCTAACGACGGCGTGAACAGGATCAGCCATGTCGGCTGGGTCGAGGCCGTGAACGCGGACGGCAGCATCACGGCCATCGAAGGCAACACCGACGCGGCCGGCTCCCGGACAGGCGGGCAGGTCATGCGCAAGGTCCGACGGTCCGGGATCGTCGGCTACGGGATGCCCGACTATGAGGAGGACGCCTTGACCGGCGAGGACCGCCAGTGGATCGCCAACCTGCTCGTGAGCACGCTCCGGGCCGCGTTCGCGGCACCGTGGGACACCGAGACCGTCGGCGCCGCCCAGCATCGGCTCCAGCAGCTCCTGGAGGAGGCCGACGCGACCGACGACCGCATCCTGGCGGCCGTCGAGCAGCTCGCCAAGGGCACCGTGCCCGCCACCATCGCCGGCACCTTCACCCTGACCGGGGCCGGCACGATCGAGGGAGGTACTCCCGAATGAACAACCTGACCGCGTCCGCCTGGAACCGCGTCGGCCGGACCATCCTCCAGTTCCTGCTCTCGGCCGGGTTCGTCGAGCTGGTCCTCCAGCAGCTCGCCGGCCTCGACCTCGACCCACAGGCGCAGCTCGCGGTGACCGGCCTCGTCCAGGCCGGCGTGGCGTTCCTGCACCGCCGACTCCTCGACCCCTCCCCGGTGCCGTCGCTGGTGGACGGCAACGCCTCGGCGGTGAGCGCGCACGAGGTCTAGGACCGGCGGCCGGGACTCCTCCGCCTGGCCGCCGCAAGCAGCGGGCCCGACGCCCACCTCGGGCCCGCTGCTGCTGTCCAGCCATGTTCGCAACGAAAGCAAAGCAACCAGAATACAGGACAGTTACGCAAAAACAAGCATCTATCCTACTCATGCCCATCCCCGCGATAATCGAGCACAGCCCTAACAGGACAGCAAGCCAAGAGGAGGACCCGCATGGCACTACCAAGACGCCCGATCGCAGTGATACTCGCCGGACTGTTCGTACTAGCGCTGCTGGCCGGCATCCCCTACCAGCCCGCGGAAGCGACCCCGGCGCCCTACGGGGAGGCATGGGCAACCCACGACTGGTTAGAGACCGACGACGTGACCAGCGGCAACGACTACTTCCAGGGATACAAGCAAGGCGGCGCCGCCGACTTCAACGACGGCAACCAACCTGAGTGTGCGGTCGGCACAGGCAAATACCCCTATGAGACGGATGCATCACAGGTCCCGGCGACCATCTCGGTTGGTCGCTCGATCAACGATGAGTGGCGCGGCCCGGAAACCTACCGCGTGTTCTCCGGCCGCCAGTCCTCCAACCAGGGTCTCAGTGGCGACTACCAGTATTGGCTGCATGCGGCAAGCGAAGACTGGAACGACGGCACTCGCATCTGTGGGCAAGAGACCGTCACGACCGGCGCCGATGGCGTCTTCACCGTGACCTTCCCTTACACGCTGGATGCAACCCCGCTCATGGTGAAGTGGAGCCCGTCCTACTGCGTCGACGGGATCACCCAGGGCTGCATGGGTCCCAACAACTTCGTGACCGCGATGTCCACGACCGGCTTCACCGGCCGAGTCGCCAAGGGTGCGACCTGGCTGAACGGAGCCGAGTTCGAGCTGGACTATATCGCGGTGACCGAAGCCACCGAGGATATCGCCGCCCCGGGCGGCAGCGTCCTGTACGCCCACGCCGCCGGCAGCTCAACCCTGACCACCGATAGCGATGGGCACGCAACCATCTCTTGGTCGCTACCAGAAGGCGCCAGCGCCAAGTCGGCCCAAGTCCAGGCGGGCATGACCAACACCTCAGACACCGGCTACGTCCATCCCGGCACGATCATCTTGCAGAACGTCGCCAACAGCCAGGGTGAAATCTATGTCCGCCGCAACGACGGGGTAGTGCTGGCCAACACTTCAATCAAGGTCTTCTGGATTGTCTTCGGCTCCACTGGCGGCGGCGACCGGGACACCTGGGGGACTTACGGATACCACCAAGTGGGCCTAGACGAGGAAGCCGTGCTCAGCGATTGCGACGGCGACGCCGACCACTGCTACCGGCATCGCTCGCATGAGTCCTCGGGCAGCTCCGGCAACCAGTACGAGATCGACTCGACGTTCTCCAGCCTCCCCAACGTGGACGGGACCAGCTTCCAAGGTCTCATCAGCAACGCCTTCACGACCTGGAACAACGCCGACCTGGACCAGCCCAACTACACGCTGGACGCCAGTCCTGATGGCAACGAGGTCCTCCTCCTCGATGCCTACGACTTCGGAGGAGGCCAATCCGGAACCTGCGCCGCCGTCGAAAATCTTGGGTTCACCGTTGAGGCAGACAACGGGATCAACTGGTTCAACCTCCAACGCCTGTCTATCAACACCACCGGGCCCGCATGGGAGAAGTACCCGCGTGACACTCAAGGCTCCTGCCTGGCCGAGATGGCGATGGCACACGAGATTGGTCATGTGCTGGGGTTCCGCCACGCTGATGACGACGACTCGCTGATGTGGGGCACCGGAATTGAGTCGGCGGTCTCCAGCATCCCCTCGACCGATCTTGACCACGCCCGAGCGGTCTACGGCTACTCCGGCAACCTGTACGCCAGCCCGCCCCAGCTTTCCACCCTGGTCAAGGACTACAAGGGCAGCCAGGTCGCGGTCGTCAGCGTTACCAGCAAAGCCGAGACCAACCAGGCCACCCTCCGAGCACCCCGCGAGCCACTGACGGCAATCACGGTCGGTCAAGTCGACGCTATCCACGGCAAACTTCCAGTTAACCTCAGCCTCCTCGGTGGCGAGTACACCGAT